CGGCGGCGATAACAAGGCACGAAAATATCTCGCGACTTCGGTCGCGAAATACTGCGACCCGTACGTTCCTATGAGCGCGGGCGCGGGAGCGCATTTGAAGAATCAAAAGCAGATCGCCCCTGACGGCAGCAAAGTCACCTATCCAGGGCCGTACGCCCATTATGTTTATGTTGGCCTCGTTATGGTAGGCCGAGCGCCAAAGAGCTATTCAGGCCGAGCGCTCAACTACCACGGCGCGCCGATGCGAGGTAAAGAATGGGATAAGCGTATGCTTGCAGACCGCGGGGGCGATCTCAAAAGAGACTTCGCCGCTTATGTAGGAGGTAGAGCAAAATGACGATCATTGACGGCGTTCGCGCCTGGCTGAAAACCTATG